GGCGTGCAGCACCACATAGCCGCCGGTCTGACCGGTGATGCGGTCGGTGGCGTTCTGGATGGCGGAGTTCATCAGCGCCGGGAAATGCCCGGCCTTTTCCGCGGCTTCCTCGGCGCTGGCCTGTGCGTCTGAGACGTTGTTCAGCAGATTGGCCTTGCCGCTGCCCAGGGTGATGGACACATACTTCTCCGCCAGAGTGTCGTAGACCGTGGTGATGACCTTTGCCTTGGCGGTGATGCCCAGGGTGGAATGCCGGATGGTCACGGTATCGCAGAGGGACACCCGCTCCAGCACAGCGGCATATTCCGGCTGCTTCCACAGCGGCTCGAAAGAAACCGTCAGGGCGGGGACTTCCACACCCAGGGGATTGTTCTCCAGATAGGTCTGCGCCTTGGTGCGTAGAGCATCCTCGGTGATGGCTTCTTCCTCTCCAAAGCTGTCGGTGAAATCCCGGATGAGGGTCTTGCGCTGGCTCAGGGTGGTGTCGGCAATGGGAAGCAGCACCTCAGTGAGAGTAACCACCGTTTCACTCCCGTCATCGGCGGAAATCACCGCGTAAGGCAGAAGGTCGGTGTAGACCTCGGTGATGTC